ATGGAAAATAAAAACGGTTTTTTTGCGTATTCATCTGATCCAGCTGAAGTGGGGGCAACTATAGAACGTGCTGTCGAAAAGCATAAGAATACTGGTAGCACCAATAATATAAAAACCTGGAAAGCTCTAGATATCGTTGGTCATTTTATTGCAGGGGAAGTGCTGGCTGGCATTGATGCCGCTGACTTCTTGGTGGCAGATATCACTGAGCTCAACTTCAATGTTACATACGAAATTGGCTATGCTATCGGACAGTCGAAGCGCGTATTATTGGTAAAAAATAAAAGTTTCCAGCCTCAAGGAGTAAAAATTTCAGAGGTGGGGATTTTTGATACTATTGGCTACAAAGAATATCAAAACTCTCAAGAGCTGTGTGAATTTTTAGGAACACTTTCTTGTATTAAGCCTCTTGACGTCTCTTCGGCGTTAAATTCTAAGGCCCCAGTATATATATTGGATACGCCAGATAAGACCGATTGGTCAACAAGAATTATTTCTAGAATTAAGAAAGCTGGCTTTATTTTTCGTAATTTTGACCCAAATGAGCTGCCTCGGCTTTCGGCTTATGATGCAATCAGTCAAGTAGCTCAGTCTTATGGGGTGGTTGTACCTTTAATTTCCACAAGAGCAACTGGCTTTTCTACTCATAATATGAGAGCGGCATTTATTTCAGGTTTGGCCGCTGGTATGAAAAAACCTATTAGCATTTTGCAATTTGGTGATGATCCTGTACCGATTGATTATAGGGATTTTGTCGAGGTCGCATATCACCCCGATGATGTCAATCTGTCAATTGAGAATTTTGCATCTAAAGTTACTCATGCTTTTCAGCATCAAGATGAATCTGGCGTTAGGCACGAGCGTTCCTTTCTTAAGCGGGTTAACTTAGGAGCTACTTCCGCAGAGAACGAAATGCGAGATCTAGAGCGCTATTATTTGGAAACGGATCAGTTCTTAAAATCTTTGCGTGGAGAGGCGCATTTAGTCGTTGGTAGGAAAGGATCTGGTAAGTCAGCTATCTTTCTTCAGATTAGAGATGTAGAGAGAAATAATAATCGCAATAAAAATATAATATTAGATTTAAAGCCGGATGGTTATAAGCTTATAAAATTCAAGGAGCGAATTTTACAGTTTCTGGCTGCTGGAACTTATCAGCATACAATTATGGCTTTTTGGGAATATGTTCTTCTTTTAGAAATATGTTATAAGGTGCTCGAAAAAGACAAGCAACGTCATATTCGCGACCATGAGCTATATGAGGGATACCGCAAGCTATCCGAACTATATAGGGCGGGTGATTATGATTCCGAGGGCGATTTTTCTGAGCGCATGTCTATGCTAATGGAGAAGATATATTCTGAGTATCAAGCAAAGTATGGCTCGGATACTGGTGTTCATCTTAGTTCCCCCCAGGTTACAGAGCTTTTGTATAAGCACGATGTTAAACAGCTAAAAGATTCACTTGGGGAATATCTCAAGCATAAAAAAATTCTATGGCTGCTTTTTGATAATTTAGATAATGGCTGGCCAACCACAGGTCTGCAGCATGAAGATCTCTTGATGATTCGTGCCCTAATTGATGCAACACGTAAAATTGAGCGCCAGTTTAATAGCTCAGATCTCAAGGTGCGATCGGTAATATTTTTGCGAAATGATGTTTATGAGCTGCTGGTTAAAGAAACTTCAGATCGAGGTAAAGAGGCGAGTGTAGTTTTGGACTGGACTGACTCAGATTTGTTGCGGGAGCTCGTGCGCTTACGGATCGTATCTAATGGGCTGGATGAGGATCTTGATTTTAGATCGGCTTGGTCTCTCCTTTTTGTTAGCCACCACAAGGGTGAAGAGACCTCCCAGTTTTTAATTGATCGCTCTTTAATGAGGCCGAGATTTCTCCTCAATCTTATTAGTCATTGCAAGAGTTTTGCTATCAATCTTAATCATAAAGTAATTGAGAGTGATGATATTGAAAAAGGAGTGGCTGCTTATTCTGCAGATATATTAAGGGATATTGGTTATGAGTTGCGTGATGTATCCGAATATACAGAAGAAGTTCTCTATGCTTTTATATCATCTCCTTCGACGTTATCAGAAAAAGATGTTATTGATAGATTAGTTCAGTTTGGTCTTGATCCTGAAAAATCAGGTCGAGTTATGGATCTATTGTTTTGGTACGGTTTTTTGGGTATTTGTATAAATTCAGAGGATCCAAAATTTATCTATGATTTTAGTTATAACAAGGCTTTAATGGATGGTGTAAAAAGAAATTCAAACAAATCAGTGAGCTTGGCTATCAATCAAGCATTCTGGCCTGCATTAATGATTGAGGATTAATTTTTTATATTATTAATCCACCTTGAGATAAAGGGGGGGCTGAGCTAAATTAATGCTGGCCCTATTAATATAAAGCTTTAAAGCATGTGGCTAAAGGGTTTAATATTCTGGCTGAGCTTAAATGCTCGGGGGATAGGTGTGCGTATCGCATCGTGGTCTTTAGGTCCTGGTGGCCGAGAATACGCTGTAGAGCCAGAATATTGCCTCCATTTATCATAAAGTGGCTAGCAAATGTATGGCGTAGTACATGGGTAAGCTGTCCTTTTGGTAAACGGATTGCAGCGCGCTCGATAGCTTTTTTAAATGCACCACTGCAGCTATTGAAGATTGGCCCTATGTTTTTATGCTGTCTATGATGGGCAAAAATCTTGTCCTGTATTTCCTGGGTGATCGGCACTGCTCTAGCTTTGCCGGTTTTGGTGCGAGCGAATTGAATCAGCTGTTGTTGAACCTGCTGTGGCTGAAGTTGTTCTGCTTCGCTCCAACGAGCACCGGTGGCAAGACAAATCCGTGAGACTAGATCAACATGTGGATTGACCGACTTCTTTAATTCGACCAGTAGCGTAGTAATCTGTTCCTTAGTCAGATAGGACAGCTCATTCTCCTCTACTTTAAACTGGCGTAAATCTTTTAGCGGATTGTCGCGTTTCCAAACCCCAAGCCGTATTAGTTCATTGAACATCGCTCGCATATACGCGTGCTCACGGTTCACGGTACTCAAGGATATGCCTGTATCTAGGCGTTGTGCACGATACGCCGCAAAGATCTTTGAGTTGAATTCACTGGCAATGGGGTTTTTTATCGCGGCAATGGCCGCTTTGATCCGCTTGTACGTATCCTCTGCTGCCCGTAACTCTTTGCCATGGTGATCAAACCAGATAGTGGCTAGCTCCTCCAGCCGCCGTAGATCTTTCTTTTCCGGCATCCAGTCCGCCTGATTATTGGCGTTCGATTTGACCCAAATTTCCCAATTTTTAGCTTCTGCTTGAGTGCGAAATGTCTTTCGCAGGCGTCTTGAGCCTCGTCCTCCTGGCTGTATGTCCACCAGCCAGCCAGAATCAGTCTTCTTTATTGCCATGATCTAGATCAGCTGATAGCGCTGCATCAATTTTTTCAAAGAGGATGGCCTGCTCTTTCTTCCAACGCTCAACAGATTCGTGGTTGGCAGGGTCGACTTGAGGATTCCATTTGTTTACTCCGCCTAAAAGAATCCATTCGGTAAAGTGTGATTGTATTTTGCAAACTAAACGCACCATTTCCAGTGAGGGTTCCGTATTCCTAAGGATCACGGAAGCCCATTCATCTGCACTGATTGCACCATTACTCCTATTTTCAAGATAAGAAAATAGCTGGGAGCCTCGTGGTGAGGTCCACTCCTTAATAACCCAAATCAAGCGTCCTGCAAGAGTCTGTGTTTCTTGTGGGGTCGGGGGAGTGGTCAAAAAAGGATAGTCATCTATGGCTGGTAACTTCACTCCAGTTCTAATCCAGCCTGCGTCTGTAGTGGATAAAGTATCAATAAAATCAAGCATCTCTTGGGTTGCGTACTGGCGTCTATAAAAGGCATTTTTCCATCTTTGGGCTGGAATCTTGCTGTCTGCTTCCAGTTTCGTAAATTTTCCTCGGCCTGGGTAGTGGTCGTTAATCCAGGAAATTAGTCTTTCCGTAATGGAGCTGTCTTTAACCGATTCGGTCATATGGTTGCATTTCCTAGTTTAATAGTGCATAGTTTATGCACTATTTGTTTTTTGAATCGTGCACCTAATCGTACAACTCTTTCGCTGAGGAATCTATGAGCACTCTTATGGGTCAGCAAAGCTTATCCATTGCTATGTCAATGCCTTTAATGACACCAGCAGCCTTCTCACTAGCTATGGGGATCGAGTTATCGGTCTTTCAAGCCCAGTGCAACCGAGGCTATTGGCCCACGATCAAGGTTGGTAAGCGGGTTTTTATCAACGTAGAAGCAGTCCGTATCAAAGCTGCAGAAAGAGCTGCTGAGTTTGCGTTATGAGCGACCAAACAATAGAAGTTTTTTACGTTAGCCGCACGTTGCCAATGACTTTTGTACGAGCCAAGCCGCTTTTGCGCTGCGCCTGCCCGCAGCTGTGCGAGGACAGCCGCAGCATAAAAGCGGCTGGCCATTTCGCTACATCGGAGTCAGCAGCATGACGGCCATGCATGCTTCCCCCCGTCCGGTAAAACGGGGGGAAAGTTCCCAACAGCAGCAAACTCGGGTCGATTGGCTCAATGTCACGTTTTTGCCCAATGGAATCACTCAAGACGAAGTGATTTTCAAATTGACGCAGATTATGGGTCGTCCTGTATCCGGGCTTGATGAAGGCAAGGGTCTCAGGGGCTATACAGGCTCAGTCAGGTTGTTTGCTCATGTTGGTTCGCGTAAGCAGCCGATGGGCTTTCTTGGGTACGGCGGTGAGGCACAGCGTGGCACATGGATGCTCTCAATTCAGGGTGGTGGCTGTGCACTTATTGAAGCATGGGGGGCTATGCGCCGCTGGCTGGAAACCCTTCAAGCAAAGATCACGCGCTTGGATTTGTGCGTGGACTTCTTACAAGGCGAGTACACGGTAGACGATGCAGTTTCTTTATACAAATCAGGCCGTTTCAATTGCTCGGGTCGCGAGCCTTTGACGGACTGTGCTGGTGATTGGCTGAACGGCAAGTCGCGCACCTTGTATATCGGAAAAGCAAAGAACGGAAAGCTCTTACGAGTCTATGAAAAAGGCCATCAGCTAGGAGATTCAGATAGCTCATGGGTGCGATATGAGGTTCAGTTTGGCAGCCGTGATCGTGTCATTCCCCTTGAGGCACTAACTGATCGAGACAAATATTTTGCCGGGGCATATCCCGCGCTGGCTGACCTGCTCGACAACGAATGTGGTGCCGAAAAAATTCCCACGACGCGTACTGAAGGAGAGGTAACGCTGTCGCATCTGCTCACGCATTTGCGCCGTACATACGGCAAGGCAATCGACGCTATGAGCACAACAGAAGGTTTTGAAATCGCAAGCCTAGTCGAGGAAGTCCGCGTGATTGGCGTGCCTCGGCGGCTCAATATCTCCGCACTTGCGAGCGGCCCCAACTGGTCAGGGGTTTGTGACCTTTCTAGACAAGAGAGAAAACATGTCAGTTGATCGTAAAGAAGTCTGCGGCTTTGAAATTACTGAGGGTGTCAGCAAAAAGAGTGGTGCTGCTTACAGCATTGGCACATTGCATACGTTGACCAAGCTTGCGCCGCCAATGGGTGCCGACAACATCGCTACTGGTCACATGGGCGATCAATACCGCGTAGACGCCGAGGTACTGCGTCGAATTGCTCACCTGCCTACGCCTTTTTTTGCTGATGTGGTGACCGAAGATCTTATGCGTTTTGGCAAGCGTGAAACTGTTGTCACAGATGTGCGTCCGGTAGAACCCGTTAAGAAGAACTCCTAAACATCGCGCTCCCTATGACACGCATCTACCTCCAGTACTGCGATATCAGCATTGAAGCCGGAATGGATTGCCCTGTACAGCATCGTCAACAGTTCGCCATTGAACGTGAAACGCTGGAATCCGCAGGCAACCCGATACCGACGTTGAACGCTGTCGACGTTGGCCAGGTATTCAGCCTGGGGCTATCGGTGGTGGTGCTGTTCTTCCTGTTGGGGCGAGGTGTTGGAACCGTATTGAACCTGATTCGCAGGGGTTAGGTTAATCCGACAGGCAGGCGGTTTCCTGCCCAATTCTCACGAAAAGGAACTTCACATGAAGAAGCTGAACTTCAATCTCAAGCCGCTGGCCATTGCTGTTGGCGCTACTGCACTGACGCTGGCATCGGGTGCCGTCATGGCCCAGGAGGCCGGCAACATCGACCTGACCGCAATCACAGGCGCGTTCAGTGCTTCGGACGTCATCACGGCAGTGATGGCCGTGGCCGGAGTGTTGGCGACGATCTACGCCACCATGACCGCTGCCAAGATGGCGCTTCGCTGGATTCGTGGCGGTTGATCCAACTGCATGACTGAATCAGGCAGGGCTGGCCATCCTGCTTGATTTCTCACATTAAAACTAATCAACCATGATTTCACAACTTTGGTATCTCGCTATCTTTGCGTGGGGCATTGCTTGTGCCTGGGCGCTAATTACAGGATTGGAATAATGGCTCTATTACGCGTATTTACAGTAATGGTGGTGCTCTGCTTGGTTGTACCTATGACGGCATTTGGCCAAGCCCTTCCCAAGCCAGACCCGCAGCCAGAACGTGTTAACCGGGCTATCTCTGGTGTATTGCAGCAAGGCATGCAACGCCGCGGATTCGCAGCTAACGATCATCGTTTCATGAACACGGTGGCTAGGGTAGGACCTGGATTGTCGAAGGCTGCACTAGGGGGTGCGGCAGCAGCGGTAACCGTGGGAGCAGTAACAGCTCCGGCTTGGGCTACCGTAGCTCTTGTTGCTGGAATCGGAACCGTCGTGACTTATGCAGTCAGCTTAGGCCTTGATGCACTAGTGAACTGGTACTTCCGCGATGATGGGCTGATCGACCAATCCAGCGAGGCCGAAAAGAAAAGAGACCCATCAGCAGGTGTAGCGGCCGGTCTTCCTGCTTGGAGAATATATATGCCGGTTGCTCCAGCCGTTACGAGAGAAGCATGGGGCGGTGACGGTCTAGCTCTAGCGCGTGAAGCTCTTGATAGTTGGTATAAGTTCAATAGTTCAACAAACCCAGAGTTTGAGTGCAGGTTATCAAGTGATGGCAGGCAAGCCAGTTGCGGCGCTATGTCCGCTGTCTATGTTAATAAAGGCCCCGCTCAATCATGCGCTCAAGGAAGCTACTTGCTCGTAGGACAGGGTTGCCTCGCGTACAGCTTTCCAATAGAAAATGTTGTTGCAGATAAAACTGGGGTAACCCCGCAGGAGGCTATTGATAATCTGCCTGATGAGGACCTAGATAAAAAGTTAAATCCGGAGATTATTGCAGCACTGGCAAATCAGGCATGGCAACAGGCAGCTACTGATCCTAATTATGATGGCCTACCTTTTCCGCAATCTAACCCTTTAACTGCTGCGGATGTGTTGCCTTGGATTCAAGCGAATCCAGATCTTGCTCCCACAGTTAGGGATTTTGTCTCTCCGAATCCAACAACGAATAGCAGCAGTAATCCATGGTCTTTACCGGCAAATCCTGCGTCGCCTGCCCCTACGCCTGCGCAACCTAATCAGGATACTGTTAATCCTGGTGCTGGTAGTCCGACAACAAATCTTGGGCCAGATCCAGGTATCGGCGCTCCTGCGTTAGAGCCGATTCCCACAGCACAGCAAATTGCACAGCCCATCTTGGACATGCTGCCTGATCTGCGCGGCTACGCAACATCGTCACACACAGGCGCATGCCCCCGCCCAACCATTGAGCTGTACGGCACACACGTGCTCGATGCCCATTGCATCCTGATCGATGACAACAAAGCCATCATCCAGGCCGCCATGCTGCTGGCTTGGACGCTGATCGCGTTGTTCATCGTCCTGTCTGCGTGAGGTCGCCATGTTCGGAATCTTGCTCTCTGCACTGAACAGCGTCCTGGCATGGGTGTTCCGTTCCCTCTTAGTCAAGTTCGTCCTGTTCTTTGCTCTGTACTTCATCACTTCGGAGTTTGTCGGCTTCATCGTGCAATTGTTGCCTGGAACCGGGGCCGTTGATGACGCACTGTCCGGGATTGGTGCCGCTACTTGGTACTTCCTGGACGTGTTTCAGATCCAGGCTGGCATCGCAATGGTGGTATCGGCCTACGCCACCCGCTTCATCATACGGCGTATGCCGGTTATCGGATAAATCATGGCTATTACTGTTTATACGGGCCTGATGGGATCAGGAAAAAGTTATGAGTGCGTGTCTTCTGCCATTGTGTCTGCCGTTAAGGCTGGCCGACGCGTGGTTACGAACGTGGATGGCATCGACAGCGACGCGATTCGTGCCTATTGCCAGGAAAAGTATGCTGTCCCACCGGAACGTCTGGGATCAGTTGTTCATTGTAAGAACGAAGATGTTGAAAAAAACGACTTTTTCCCTTATGGCGAGGATGTCGATACTTTTTGCCAGCCAGGTGACCTTATTTGCATTGACGAGGCATGGAGGTTCTGGGGGACTGGGGACGGAAGGTTATTTAAAGAACACAAAATTTTTTTCCGAGAGCATCGCCATTACATTCACCCTCAAACGAAAGTTTGCTGCGATTTAGTGTTGATGGTGCAGGACATTTCTGATTTAACCAAACCCCTAAAAGTTATTGTAGAAGTCACATTCAGAACCACTAAGATCAAAACCCTAGGCTGGAACAAGACTTACCGCGTTGAAATGTGGGAAGGCTACAACCTGAACAAGAAAACCCGTGTAGCTGTCCAGAACAAGCGTTATGACCCAGAAATCTTCCCGCTCTACAGCAGCTACTCAGGCGGTGCAGGCAAGGAACTGCAAGTTGATGACCGTCAAAACGTCCTGAAAAGCCCCAAACTGTGGATTCTGGCTGTCCTGGTCATCGGCCTGTTCAGCGTCAGCGTGTACACCTTGATAGGCTTCTTCGGCAGCAAACCAGCAACTAACAATTCAGCCACATCAACGGGTTACGCCGACTCCAAGACAAATTCAGCGTTGCCCGCATCCGCACCGGCAGTACGTGCTCAACCCCGGCAAGCCATGTCTACGTCCTGGCGACTGGTCGGCACCATGCAGGCAGGCAAGACTGCTTACGCCGTCATTCAGTCCAATGATGGTCGTATGCGGCTTGAACATCCTTCCAACTTCCAAAACAGTGGTGCCATCATGATCGGTGAGATTGACGGCGAACGCATTGCCGCCTGGAGCGGTAGCAAACCTACATCTAAAGGCCAATAAATGAAACTGCGTATCCTGGCATCCATTCTGTCTCTAGCCCTGGCTGGCACCGTTCAGGCCAAGGCGGTCAATCTTGACCTGCAAGGGGCAAGTATTTCCGAAGTCGTACAGCTTATTTATAGCGAGGCGACGACTACGCCCTATGTCTTAGCCCCGGATGTACTGGAAGATGAACGGCTAGTGTCCTTCCGCTATAAGGACAACCAAGGCAAGTTTTCACTATTTATGCAGTATTTTTTGGATAGTCTGGGTTACATGGTGGAACGCAAGTCTGGAGTGGACTTTGTGCGAAAGCGTGTAGAGGGTGAACCACCGATCCAAGCCGAGCACATCTATATCTACCAACCGCAGTACCGCGAAGTATCGTATCTTTCGCGCACATTGGCACCGCTGTTTAAGGGTTCATTCGTCACTAACCGCAGTGTGCGGGCCACGCCAGAAGTTAGCCCCAAGGGTGACGTACCAATCTCGTCGGCGGCATCGCTGATTGACCAGTCTTCCGATGTCCTGGTGTTCGCGGGAGCAGAGGAAGAAATCGAACGTCTACGTGTGCTACTGCCACAGGTGGACAGACGCATTGGCGAAGTCGCTGTACGTGGGCTGGTTTATGAAGTCAGCAACACAGACCGACAAGGGTCAGCCTTTGGCCTGCTAGCAAACCTGCTTGGTGGCCATGTAGGTATCGGCATTGGTTCTACGTCTACCAACCTGGGCAACTTCATCCAGATCAAAAACACCAGCCTGGATGCTGTTTACTCCATGCTGTCGAGCGACAGCCGCTTCAAGGTGGTTTCATCTCCTGCACTGCGCATCCAGTCTGGCTCACAGGGTGTTTTCTCGGTTGGCCAGGATGTGCCGGTCTTGGGTGCGTTGTCGTATCCACAAGGGGCTGGCCAAGCAGTGCAATCAGTGGAGTACCGCAGCTCAGGTGTGATCTTCGATATCCGGCCTATAGTAAAGGAAGGTATTATCGACTTGGATATCACACAGCAGCTATCCAATTTCGTGAAGACTACAACAGGCGTGAATAACTCGCCTACGCTGACCAAGCGGGAGTTGAAAACGAAGGTGGGGATGCAGAATGGTGATGTAATCGTGCTTGGCGGGCTCACTGAAAGTAAGGACACAAACACAAGGGATGGGCTGAGTTTTCTTCCCAGGTTCTTGCACACGACAGGATACGAACAGTCGAGTAGTGAAATTCTGTTAGTGCTTCAAGTGCAGCGTGTTCCTGATGAGTCTTAGCTGGTTATATATTGGTTAGGCTGCGCATTATGAAGGATTTAAATCATGGCTGAAACTCCAAGCTTAAAACGATGGAAAGTAGTTGTTGAGCCAGTAGATGATTCTTCTCAAGATGGAATTATTAACTTACCGGCGGAACTTGTAGGTCAACTTGCTGGCACGGAGGTACCTTACACACTAGAGCCAGATCGAAGCATTGTTTTGCACGTTTCTAAGGCGGTCAAATCTGGTTGATGTGGAGGGAGTTGCGTTGCGGAGACGACTGTTTTTACTGTCAACAAAGCGTCAACAGCATAGGGGAATATAGCCTGGTTAATGCTACCTGTGATTTATATAACTAGTTGATTGCAAAGAAAAAGCTGTGTTATTGCTGCTTCGTAAGACTGAATCATAATCCGCAGGTCCCCTGTTCGAATCAGGGATGCGCCACCAGAATACCCCTGTTAAATCAGGACATTAAAGCCACCCGATGCGGTGGCTTTTTTCTTGCCTGCTGTTTGCTGTGACCTAAACGTGACATGATTGGCGTACTGTGCCAGATGGCCTGCGTCCAGGTGGGCATACTTCTTCACCATGTCCAAAGTCTCCCAGCCGCCTAGCTCTTTCAATACAAAGAGTGGGGTGCCGTTCTGAACATGCCAGCTCGCCCATGTGTGACGCAGGTCGTGAAAGTGTAAGTCCCGTAGCTCAACCTCCTTCATTGCCGCAGCAAATGCTCTGCGGTCGATCTGCTCAATTTGCGACCCTGCCCATATTCGAGAGAACATCAGGCTTGCATGGGTTCCTATTCTGCGCTGAACCACCTCCACGGCATGCTCGTTCAATGGGACTGCTCGTGCACGGCCCGACCTGGGTAAGTCATTCGTGACCCAGGCCAGACTCCTACCCAGATCCACCTTGTCCCAGGTTAGTGAGAATATTTCGGCAGCGCGGCAGTCCGTTGCCAACGCAAACTCGCAGGAGTCTCGCACCCAATCCAAACGGATAGCGTTTAGGAATTGATCGGCCTTTGCCTGGGTAAGCCAGCGAACGCGTACGGTTGCTTCTCTTGCCATCTGTAGCTTGGGCTTGCGGTCGATCCACCCAGCATCTGCCGCAAGAGACAAGATGCGTGTCATGCTTGCGAGATAGCGGTTCTGAGTCGCCGGGGTTAGTTTTGTTGCTGGCCCGCTTTCACATGTCCTGTGCGTCGGCAGGCCATTCATTATGTCGTCAGTTGTTAAAGAGCAGATGGAGCGGCCGCGCACGCAGTCTGAATGGATTGTGGGCGTAGTCAGCACGGTGGTGGCTTCGATCTTGGGCGGTGCCGCTGTGATCTAGCAGTACGAGCTGCATCACTGGGCAAACAACTCAGTTGGTCTGGTGGCCATGCTCGGTTTGGCGTTCGCATTTGGGTTGCCAGGCTGGGCCGTGGTGCGCTGGGCTTTTAACCTTTTCGACAAGCGGCGCAAGGCTGACCTGCTTGAAGTCATGACTGAACTGCGCGAAGGCGCGATTGGAGGGAAAACAGAATGAAGTCCTTGCTGAGTTTGATCTGGGGCCTGCTGGCCCTTTTTTTTCGTCCGCAGAAGGTGGAGCAGGCCGCACCAGAACCAGAGAAGGCTTCGCCGATACCGGGCCGGGCGTCGTTCAGGGTCCGCGCATCCGCCAAGCCGACGCCGACCAGCGCCTGCAGCGCCGGCTAG